GTGGCGCTTCATTGAAGCTTCAACGTCAAGAATCGGTACGCCTGACAACTCAGGGAGAAATGTTCTTTTAGAAGCCATTAATTGTAATGTTTCATCCAAACAGAACATGAGATCCAGCTCTACTAGAGCTTTCACAAGGACGATGCGGATAGGGTCTGATAAACAGTTGAGCAAAAAAGCTTGTAAGCGAGCCCCAGGACTAGAGGGTCTTTCAGGCCAGAAAAACTGTGCCATACGCTTGTCAACATCTTGGACGACCCAACGATCAACCTTATAAACAAATCCGAGCCAGTGAGCTCCACGCTTCGACTTCTCATAACTTATGAGAAAGGAGGAAGTTCTTCGACAGGTTTCAGATATAGCCTTCAAACTGGCTTTAGTGATAACCATGGCGTCGTCACCATAGGTGATGAACTTTAGCTCGGAAGTGAGATCAATTAATTTTTGCAAGTTCTCAATTATATACAAGACCATAATGCCTGAAATTATAGTGCCCAGTATATTGGTGAAAGAGGAGCCTGTTTTTATTTGGCCAAAGAGTACGGAAATAACACCTCTAAAAATGATTTTACACCTGCCATGAAGCAGTGCTATACCTCTGAGAACCTCACGCTGTTCATCATTAAGGACGAATAATTTTTCAATCTCAGAAAAGATGCGTTGAATTAACCAGGCGGGTGGGCTTTGATCAAATTTCTCAAAGTCAATGGACTTAGTGTCCGGATGTTCGGCAAAATTTTGGACTTGAGATCCGCCTGAAGCATAAAAACAAAAACCTGTTGCCCACTCTCTAGGATAAGGGGAATCCTCCATTGCTTTTTGGAGAGGATAAGCAAAAGCCTTCTCAGTAATGGCTACAGGACCTGGGGAAACTAAAATTACTCTATGTTTGGGGGCACCCTTACGAATTTGAGATCTGAAACTAACGCTGTGAGGAGGTATATCAAGAGGTTTATTAGTTCTCAATACTCTAACCGCTTCAAGAATTTCCTCATATGGAATGTCTTTCTTACTTGAGTAAGAACCAAAGAAACAACATCCAGCAGATCTAGAAAGATCTTGAAATGTGTCCTTGCATACGTCCCATGGGAGGGGAGTAAGCGGACCAATCTTTTTCCTAAGCTTAGCAAAATAGCAAGTGATAGCAGCATCAAGCTTAGGAATATCCCAATTAATCGAATTAGCAATTCTTTGGCGATGGTATCCCAAAGAACGCCAAAGCTGAAACGCTTTCCTTTCGTCTGCTTTGCGCGTCCAGCCCTGGGCCTTAAATCGGTGATAGAATGGTTTGAGAACATTGCTGTGCATCAAGT